CGGGCGAGTGGCGGGACGGATGTTTTCAGCTTCCAGCGCCTGCCAGGGCGTCAGGGGTTGCTGACTGTTGGAGCGGTGGCCGATACCCCGGTTGGGCATGTGCTGCTTACGAATGGTGATGTAGTGATTCACTCTGGGCAGGGAGCGCAATCCATCATTGATGGTGTGCTGCGGCGTACGCTGTTCCGCACTATTGACGCCGCCACCCGCCGGAGGGCTTTTGTCACGACCAACCCTGCCGCATCAGAAGTGTGGATATGTTACCCAGAGCTGGGAAAACAGGCCTGCACGAAGGCCATGGTGTGGAACTGGCGCGAAAAGACATGGAGCCTCCGCACCCTGGATAACGTGACCTATGGCGCGACCGGGCAACTCGCCCAAGGCGCAACGCAGGCATGGAGCGCTCAGGCGTATGCATGGGCAGATGCAACCTTCGCATGGGATGAAGATGAGCTATCGCCAGCGCAAGAGCGGCTGTTGCTTTGCTCTGCCTCTGCAATCTCTGCGGCTGATGTGACCGGAACCCGCAACGGAGCGGCTTACACCAGCTATGCCGAGCGCCTGGGGCTGTGGTTTGGAGATGCCGCCAGGGCGAAGACAGTGCGCGGGTTGACTGTACGGGTCGAGGGGGCCATCGGTGCCCAGGTGCAGTTTGAGGTTGGCGGCACGATGAACCCAGAGCAGGGCGTTGAATGGTCTGCTCCCGTGACCTACACGGTTGGACAGACTGCCAACAACGAGCTGAACCTCTTTGCAACGGGCCGGTATATCGCCCTGCGCATCACCTCGCTGGACAACCAGCCTTGGCGCATCACATCGCTCGATGTTGATTTTGTGATGGCAGGGAGGTATTGATGTACCGCAAGCGCAACGTGCCGGGGAGTGCAGAGAGCCTCCCGGCATTCTTAGACCAAGAACTATCCAACATCGAGCAGGCCCAATACGGGCCTTTTCCTTTTGTGCGGCTGGAAGTCGTGCACACACCACCGGGCAAGGTCTTCGACGGGATGGTGGTCTTGGCAGATGGAACGAATTGGAACCCAGGGTCGGGCGGTGGTGTGTATTGCTACCGCGCCGGGGCATGGCGGTTTTTAGGATAAGGAGAGAACATGGCTGATTACACATTCCGGTATGCAGACGGCACTACGGGATCAAGCCCGTACCAATTGGATGCCAATGGAAATTTCATCTATGGCGAAGGTGGCAGGCTGTCAGAAGGTAGTCAAATCGGTGGCATAACAGGCCAGCAGGCAATGTCGGTCATGGGCTATGACGTCCCTATGGCTGAGGCTGACTCTGGGTACAGTAACCCTACCCCAGGCGGCGCATCGTTCGGCGGCGGCGGCGTGACCGGTGGTGGGGCGACGACCAACTACATGAAGCCGGAACAAATTGGCGGCACTGGAGCATCCGGCAATGCGGGCTACACCCAAGGCCAGAACCCCTATCTGTACCAGATGGGCGATGCCTTGGTGCAGCAGAACACGCAGAACTTCAACCGCAATGTAATGCCTCGCATTGGTTCGGCGGCGATGGCGACCAATGGCTACGGCGGATCGCGCCAGGGTGTTGTTGAGGCAAACGCCATCAACGACCTGAACACCACCAACGCTAACGCGCTGGCAAACCTCTACGGCAACGGTTTCAACACCGCCCTGCAATACGACCTTGGCCGACGCAGCAACGATCTGGGTTACTTCGGCGCGGCCAACTCCTACAACCTGGGCATGGGCAATCTGGGCCTTGGTTATGCGGGGTTGGATAGGCAGATCGCCAACGACAACGCAAGCTGGGGCCAGCAGGGCTACAACAACAACATGGGGTTGTGGGGCCAGATGGTCAATAACAACAACACCGGGATTAACGCCGCCACAGGAATCCAAAACAACCCAATGGACTACTGGAGGCAGTTCTCCAACCAGTACAACTCCATTGGTCAGGGCTACGGCACATCCACATCAAGCGGCGGCGGTGGCAATCCGATCATGGGGGCGCTGGGTGGCGCGCAGTTGGGTAACCAGATTGGCAACTGGTGGAACAGCGGCGGCAGTGGGACTGGCATGACTGGCTCAAACGCTCCGGCATCAAGCTACAACATTGGCAGCTTTGACTACGGCATTGGCGGTGGCGGTGGTGGCGGGCTGGGGTTGAGGTTCTGATGCACTACACGCCAGACAACATACCCAATGAAGCGATAGCAGCACTCAAGCCAGCGTTTGATCGGTCAGACAGTTTCACTGCTGAGTATTGGGTGCAGCGGGCTAAAGCGAACACTGCGGCCATCTGGCGATGTGGTGATGTGTGGGCAGTCGTGGAAATCTGCCCATTAAAAGACGGGCTAGGGCTGCACTTTGCTGGACTAGCGTGCCCACCTGGCCAATTCAGTATTCAGGTGATTGAAGAGGCCGAGGCATGGGCGCGATCTAAGGGCTGCACTCGCTCTTATTTCACCGGGCGAAGAGGTTGGGCCAAAAAACTACCTCAATACACGGAGCAGGCCATCGTCTGCGCAAAGGAGCTTTAAATGGGTGGATTAGTTGGAGGCATCGTAGGCGGCCTGTTTGGTGGTGGCAATGACTCGCAAACTGCGAACAAAACACCGTGGGACCCGGCCATCAAGCCTCTCATCAACAGCTTGGACACAGGTCAGGGGCTAGAAGCCTACTACCAGCAAAACCCGTTCAACCCACTGCAAAGAGTTGGCTACCAAAACCTGTTTGCAGATTTGGACAACTTCCGCAACGTCATGGCCCCCCAGGCTATGGCGTTCAACAACCGGATGATGAACACCAACTACCAGCGCAAACCAGCAGGGGCTGAGCTTGGTGGGGCATTCACTCCGATCAGCGCATCGCAATTCCTGCCTCCTGAAATGCGTATGCAGCAGGGGGGCATGGGTTCCTCTGGCGGCGGCGAGGTATTGAGCACTCGACCCACACAGATCGACCCGAGCCAATACTACTCGGGCCTGCCTTCGTCTGGTGGCGGTGAGGTGGTCAGCACCAAGCCGACGCAAATCGACCCGAGCCAGTATTACTCTGGCGGCGCACAGGGAGGCGGCCTGTCTGGCGTGATGGCTGGGTTGGGTTGAATGCCCGGCTTGGGAGGCATGGGCGCAGCCAGTGCGCAATTGGGCGGCGTTGAAATCGTCAATACCAAGCCACTCGCGGTGGCAAGCCCTGGCCTGTTGTCTGGCGGCGGGTACGGCATGTCCGTGGTCGCACCAAACAGCCAAAGCTACGGCCTTCTGAACTGGCAAGAGCTGAACCCGTTCACCGCTACAAACGGCATTCCCAAGAAGCCGCCAGTTGATCCAAACGCCAAGACGCCAGAAGAAATCGCTATGGAAGAGGCAGCGCGCCGTGAGCGTGACCGCCACACCAACTACGGAGGCTCCTGATGGCCGGACTACTTGACTCGATTTTCAACACCCAAGAGGGCCGCATGGGGTTGGGGCTGCTGGCATTGGGTCAGGCTCCACGCTCACAGGCTATGCCGGGGTTGTTGAGCCTCATGAACTCGATGGACGTTGCAGAGCAGCGCAAAGCCGAGTCGGCATGGGCCAACACCCAGCGGGAGCGGCAGCAGAAGGAGTGGGCTGCAAAAGATGCGGCAGCGCAGCGCGATGCGGAAATTCAAGCGGCCATTCCGAGCCTTTTTGGTTTCACATCACAGGGCAGCGTATCCATCCCCGAGATGGGTGGCGTTCCGTTCGTGTCACAAGGCGTTCAGGTTGACCAGCCAAGCATTCGATCCAATACCGGATTTGATGTGCAGCGGGCCTTGCAACGGGGCATGTCGCCTGAGCAGATCCAAAAATACGCCGAGCTGTCCAATATTGGCCGCCAGGAAGTGGTGCGCACTGTCTCGGGTCAGGATGACCAAGGCAGGCCGGTCACGTACCAGTTCGACAAGTTTGGCGCTCCTGTTGGCAAACCTGTGGCTGAGTGGAAGGCTCCCGTTAGTGTCAACCAAGGCGACCGCACGACATTTGTGGACGCGGTGACATTGCAGCCTCGTTCATCCTTTGGGGTGAATATGAGTGCAGCAGAGCGTGATGCGTCTGCTCGTGGCTGGGCCAGTAACAGCCTTGCACGCCAAAGGCTCGATTTTGAGATGGGTGGCGGCGCAGATGTTGGCCCTAATCAAGCTGGCATGGTGCGCCAGTTTGGCAAGCCTCCTGCTGGGTATCGCTGGAAGCAGGATGGATCGCTAGAGGCCATCCCAGGCGGGCCAACAGACATCAAGGCAGGCGCGGAAGGTGTGAAGGCCGAGCAACGCAGGTTGGCCGCAGAAGGTTCTGCTGGCAATGTGCTGTCTGCTGTATCTGATGCTAAGAGCTTGGTGGGCCTCAACA